TCGCGGAAGACTGGGGCGAGAACACAGTGGTGCCCATATCCAATTGGAATACTCTCCAGCTAAGATCACTACTCAAAGATATTTCAAAGTTCTATGACATTCCTTTTATGGAGGTGAACAAGGTCACGAGCGTTATGGTAAGAGAGGCAACCCCAGACGCCAAGCGAAAGCACGATATCAAGGCGGGGGTTTATAATCCTACATGGGAAGAGGTCATGGAGTTTAGTCCCTCCTTGCGCGGCTTCCTAATAAGGTATCCGAACGTCAAGACTCACGTCGAGGCCCTGGTTGGTCAGGTTCGCTCCTGCTCCCGCCATGCGGGCGGCGTGCTGGTAGCAGAAAACCTAGATGAGCGCATGCCGCTGATTAACTCTGGCGGAGTACGACAGGCGCCCTGGTCCGAAGGACAGAACGTTCGTCACTTGGAGCCGTTGGGGTTCATCAAGTTCGATTTGCTGGGACTGTCTACTTTGCGGATGATTGATGGCTGCGTACGCCATGTGTTGCGGCGGCATTATAACATCCCCGAGCCGACTTTTGAAGACGTTCACGATTTCTACCATAAGTATTTGCATCCCGACACCATGGATTTCAATGATCAAGAGGTATACGAGAACATCTTTCAGAAGGGAAACTGGGCGGGCATCTTTCAGTTCACAGAACAGCGCGCTCAAAGTTTCTGTACGCGCGCCATGCCAGAAAGCCTTATCGATCTAGCAGCTATCACCTCTATCTATCGACCCGGGCCTCTGTCGGCCAATGTTCATGAACAATATGTGGATGCAAAGAACAACCCCGATGACATCGAACACATCCATGATATTGTACAGGAGGAAACACAAGAGACATTTGGATTCTTGATCTTCCAGGAACAGATTGCATTGCTAGCGCATAAGCTTGGTAAGAATCTTAGCCTAGACGAGGGCAACATGCTGCGCAAGGTGTTGACTAAAAAGGGCACCGGGAAGGGTCATGAAGTCAAGAACAAGCTTTACGCAAAGTTTGTTGAGGGCTGCCAGGAGAAGGGGATGAGAATCTCAGCGGCTGACAAGCTGTGGCGAACCTTCGAGTATTTCTCCGGCTATGGATTTAATAAATCACATGCAGTGTCCTACTCTATCATTTCCTTTCAGTGCGCATGGCTGCTTAACTACTATCCTTCCGAGTGGATGGCGGCGTTCCTGGACAAGGAGCCCGAGTCTCGCAAAGAGAAGGCTATTAACATCGCCAAGAGTTACGGGTTTAATATTGAGAAGGCAGACATTAATGTCTCGGGAGACGTTTGGGAGATTGATCCTAACGACAGTATGACGCTGGTACAACCACTGTCTTCATTGAAGGGACTTGGAGACGCAGCCATCGAGCAAGTCATTAATAACCGGCCCTTTGAAACTGTCGAAGATGCCATTTTTCATCCAGATGTTGTCTATTCCAAACTAAACAAGAAGGCACTAGATGTCCTAGTGCGGAGCGGAGCTATGGACGGCCTCATAGATGATCGCTTTACGGGCCGCAAACATTTTTGGTCAGCCGTTGCAGTTGATCGGCCGAAGAACAAAAAGAAGTTCAACGAGAATATAGAAACATATAATCCCGAAGGCAACTTCTCGCACGAAGAAGAGATCGAGAACACTGTTAGTCTAACAGGGATCTTCCCCATGGAACTGGTAGTAGACCACAAGATTCAGGCTAGACTAGATGAACTATATGTTCCTCCCATCTCAGAATATGATCGAGAGTTGGGGTTAGTATGGTTCATACCTCGCGATGTTGTCGAGCGCAAAACCAAGAACGGTAAGCCTTATTTAATTGTTACCGTGATTGATGGGAATTCTGCCTTGACAAAGATTAGATGTTGGGGTATAATACCAGGTAAGGACAGAGTGTTTATTAATAGACCGTACATGGCTCGGCTGGATTACAATGAGCAGTGGGGATTCAGTACGCGCTCTGTTAGGCGCACCATGAAGCTATTAGGATAGGAGAAACAACATGGCACAAAAACAAAATATGAAACCCGGGACTACTAAAAAGAAAACTAGCATTGGTAACGGTAAGTTTACGAAGCGGGGCTCACCGGGCCCCAACGGCGGCAACCGCCATTATAAGAAAAAGTATCGAGGACAAGGCCGGTGATAGCAGATATAATAGTAGATCTTCAATATGGAGATTGCGGGAAGGGAAAGATAACTCATCACCTTCTGCGTGAGGGAGCCTATACTCATTGCCTCCGTTATAATGGAGGGTGCAATGCGGGACATACGATATATCACAAGCACAAGAAGTTTATAACCCACCACATTCCAGCCGGCGTTTTCTTTGGAGTGAAGTCAATCATAGGCACAGGGTGTGTTGTTAATCTGGAACAGTTTTTTAAAGAGATTGAGGAGCTTGAAGCCGCCGGCATTCAGTGCGAGGGTCTTGTCAAGATAGCTAAAAATGCACACATCATTACCGACCGGCACATAGAAGAGGAGAGCCGAGAGGATGAGATTGGCACCACTCGCCGCGGCAATGGCCCAGCGTATCGTGATAAGTACGCGCGCCGGGGTATCCGCGCGGAGATGGTACCAGCCTTAGCCGACTATGTGGTTGATTTGTATGAAGAACTTCATGATTACCCCGCGCCCCTCATCCTCTGTGAGGGAGCACAGGGCTTTGGATTGGACATTGACTGGGGAGACTACCCCTACGTCACTTCAAGCCACTGTACGACCGCTGGGGCCCTCCTAAATGGCATTCCTGCTGGCGCAGTGCGTAAGGTGTGGGGCGTAGCCAAGGCTTACGAGACCTACGTGGGCTCCAAAAAGTTCCATGGCAACGGTGAGATCTTTAACAAACTACAGGAGGTGGGCCAAGAATATGGAGCGACTACGGGGCGCCCTCGACAGTGCAACTGGACTAATCTTCGTTTGCTGGACAAGGCTATCAAGATTAACGGCGTCACTGATTTAGTAATCAACAAGGTGGATGTTTTGCGAAAGCTAGATACCTGGTCTTTTCGCCTAGACAACCGCGGTGGGATTGCTATTCACTTGCAAAGCGAAGATAGTTGGAAAGACTATCTCGAATATTATTTACCACAATTGGAACTACATTTTTCAGACAACCCAGAAAGGATATAAAATGATTGTACAATACCATCGCGTTAGAGACGACGCGCGCAGACCAACCCGAGGACACCCCAGCGATGCGGGGTTGGATGTGTATTTCTGTCCTCCCGACAATGCCACGACTAGCATGCGTATTACGCCGGGGAAAGGCCGATTACTTCAAACGGGTCTTCGGTTCGAAGTCCCACACGGCTACATGCTTGAAGTAAAGAATCGGTCTAGCGTCGCTGTAAAGCGGAGTCTTATTGTGGGCGCTTGCGTCATCGACTCAGGCTATGCTGGTGAAGTGTTTATTAATCTTCACAATATTGGAACGGAAACTCAACTAGTAGAACCTCATACAAAGATAGCACAACTCGTGATGGTTCCGGTGGTCCCCTTCCAACCGCTTGAAAACAAAGAAGGAGAGCTCTACGAGTATCCCGTTACTATAAGCTCTCGTGCCGATGGAGCATTGGGGAGTACCGATGCAACCTGAGTCACCACACGCAGTTAAGGGGGGCCTCTGGAAAAAGGCCGAAGGCGCCGTAGGGTTTAGTTCTAAGACCGGCGATTGGGACACCCCCCAAGCTTTTTATGATAAGCTCGCCCGACAGTTCGATTTTACCCTTGATCCTTGTGCGACAGCGGCTAGTGCCAAGTGCACGAAATACTATACCAAAGAAGACGACGGCCTAGCTCAGGACTGGAAGGGGCATACTGTTTTTGCAAACCCCCCTTACGGTCGCGGCCTCGGCGTATGGCTCAAAAAGGGATACGAAGAATCCAAGAAGCACAATACTCTTGTGGTGATGCTCATCCCTGCGCGCACTGATACGAAATGGTGGCACGATTATGTGATGAGGGCCAAGGAAGTACATCTGGTCCGCGGCCGATTAAAGTTTGGCAAATCTGATAACGCTGCTCCGTTCCCGTCGGCTGTTGTAATATTTCATTCCAATATGCTTTATAAACCCCCTCATGCGTTAGCACCAGATTTCTATCCTATGGAGCGTACATGAGCAGGCCTAAGTTGCGCAAAGTTAATACGGCGCAACGAAAGAAAGAGCGCAAAGCAGCAGAAGCAGCCCTTAAGGCGAAGACTGGTATGTTCCTGGATATCCCTGAAGAGTGTTGTGTCTGTCATGCGGCGTTTGATAAGAAAAGCAAAGAGATGGCACAGACGTGGCATGTGGTGGTTTTTGATGAAAGAAAAACTATTCGGTTGACATGTCCTCCGTGTTGGGGTAAGATAGAGGAAGAAACTGAAGGATTCCCACATGAAGATTAAAGAGGCGTTGGCTTATGATGACGTACTACTCATACCCCAATATTCCACTATCCAAAGCCGTCAGGAGATTAGTATAGCTAGCACCTTGGACGGCGCCCATGGCAGAGTGCGCCTCAGTCTTCCCATCATCGCGAGTCCGATGGATACCATTTCGGAAGTTGAAATGGGGATTGCCATGTGGCAAGAGGGAGGGCTGGCGGTCGTTCATCGTTATAGCGCCATTGAACACCAGGTAGATCTGCTCGATCAAGTAATCGTGGGGGCCAATGCCAATGCGGCCGCAGCAATAGGGGCCAGCGGCGACTATTTAGAGAGAGCAACCGCTCTTTATGATGCGGGCGCTAGAATCCTATGTATCGATGTGGCGCATGGACACCACGTCTTTATGAAGGAAGCGCTCCACGAACTGCGCGCTGTTTTTGGCGATGCAGTCCACATCATGGCAGGGAACGTTGCAACCTTGGAGGGGTACAATGACTTGGTCGATTGGGGAGCCGATAGTGTGCGTTGCAATATTGGCGGCGGTTCTATTTGTTCAACTAGGATTCAGACTGGGCACGGCGTCCCGGGCCTTCAAACAATTATGGATTGTGCTGCGTCAGGAAGAGGGGCACCAATCATTGCGGACGGAGGATTACGGAGTGCTGGTGATATTGTCAAGGCTCTGGCAGCTGGCGCTGACTTCGTTATGCTTGGGTCTTTGCTTGCAGGTACTGACGAAACTCCTGGGGACATAATAAATACGCGAGGGGGTAAGGTTAAGTCCTATCGAGGAATGGCCAGCAAAGATGCTCAGATGAACTGGCATGGGAAGACCGCCTCCCTGGAAGGCATAGCCACTACCGTCCCATGCCGCGGCTCTGTCGACGACGTTTTAGATGATTTGGCGAGAGGCATTCGGAGTGGATTATCGTACAGTGGTGCACGTAACATCCGTGAGCTTCAAGCTAAGGCGCGCTTTATAAAACAAACTACTAGTGGGCAACTAGAAAGTGCGACGCACATATTAAAACGATGAAAGATTTAGCATCCGTGAGTTTTTTTCTGCACCCTCGACTTCACGAGGATCTTAAAATAAGAATGCACTACGATGGATTTAAAACCCAGAGCGAGTTTTTTAGGGCATGTGTAATATCTTATTTGGAAAAGAACTCGCAGTTTATGGAGTTTTTAGATTACTATAAACAAAATGAAAAGATCCAATCGAAGGCGAATATAAAAAAATCAAGGAGACTCCGCCAGAATGGCGAAGATTTAATGAAGAAACTGGGGATTACACAGGAAGATGTTGAGAATATATTTGATCTAATAGAAGAGGAGATACCAGAGTTATGAGAGAATGTGCCAAACGTTGTATGTTAAGAGAGAAGAGCTGTTCCGAGAGCGAGTGTAGGATGTGGATTGATTTCCCCGAAGATAAGAACTGCACCCTGATTGGCGTCCATCAGCATGGGCCCATGACGCTTAAACAAATAGCAGAGCGCCACCATATCAGTATAGTACGTGCTAAACAGATAGTTGACGAGACAGTGGCCAAAATAAAAAGCGTCGTTATGTTCGATAGATACTAATTAAATGTAGCAACGCACGCGCCCTCACTAGGAGATATTACAATGAGCAAGAAAGAGCAGCTGCTTACCGAGACTCAAGTCCGTCAGTTTATGAAGTTGGCCAACCTACAACCGCTTACACCCGGCTTTGTTAGTGGACTATCGGAAGCCCACCCCGACCTGGAGGCCCCGGCCGCCG